TCACTTTCGAGTTGTCTACACTGAATGCTTTTTCATACTTGTACGCAGGAAGACCTTTCACGGTGATATACACATCACCATTGGCATCTACGACAGATGTTGCCTTCATATCTCTTACTGCCTTTGAGAAGTCACGAGCATTCGCCATACTCTCACCGACTCCGATGTGTTCACTCGTAGGGTCGATGGTGTAGTTCTCTTCGATGTATCTTTGCAACTCAGCTTTCTTCTTGAACTCTGAGGGGAATGGCTTTTTAGTTTTCTTCTTCTGTGATGCCTTCGCGACTTTGTTCATGTGCTTCAATGCTTCTTCGCGTGTCTCGACTATTTGCTTTGACTCTTTATTGAAGTCAAACACATCCTTTGGAGTCTCGCCCTTTGCTATAGGCTTATACGGTTCTGGGTTCACCCAAATCTTTTTCTTAGGTGCGACAATCTCAGTGCCTTTGCCTGCGGTCATAGTCGTTGTTTCAACGTCACCCTTGACCTGCCTGTTGATGAGCTTGATACTGTTCTCGACCTCACCTTCGATTTGGTCAACGTCAGTCGCTTGATACTTGCCACCTTCCTCAACAAATATCCTGCGCCCACCTTTAGTGAACTCTTGAACCTTCTGCCATCCACCTTCTTTGTAGAGCTTCTCCATATACTGCGCGTGTTGCTCTGGAGTTCCCTTCCAACCGACTAAGCCTCCTTGTTTTTCGAGTGCGTGGGTAAGCTCGTGGAAGATGGTTTCCGACCCATGACCACGAAAGAGTCTAAGACTGCTCCCTCTTTGCTCACCCGATTCACTATAGTTCGGTTTAGTGTGTTGCCCTGCGACAATGAATTTTTCGCCATTTGCTTCTGCATTTTGTATCTCCTCTTTTGTATAACCTTGCTCAAGAAGAATCTCTTGAACTTCGGGTAGTGTTGGGTCTAAGACAATCTCTTCATCAACAACTTCTATCTTATCGATGTTGAGGTTCAAATCTTTTGCGATTCCCAACATCTCTGCTATTGCGGTCTCTCGTGTCGGAGCAGGTAATGCGAACAGTCCGTTCTTAACGACTTCCATATCCGCGACACCTCTGCTCTTGGCTACGACCTCAGTCGCGGTCTTAGGTGTTTTATACACGGCAGGTTGTGTCGTTTCAAAAGGCATCTTCACACCTTCCTTGACACTCCATCCTCGTGGCACACGGAATGCCTTACCTTGAAGCATCTTGACACCTTCACCGTGAATACCGACCTGCATATCCTCACCATACTTAAGCACTGTGCCTTTGGTGTTCAATCGAGCAGGGTCAATGCCAGACTTCCTCAAATCTGCTCTGAATTGCTTACCGACCTTCTCATTGATGAATGCGCGCTCCTGTAAGGTCGCAGGACGAGTCTTTATCTTGAACTTGACATCCTTGTATGCCTTGCCCGATGCAACGTAGAAAAGCGCACCTAGCTCCAAAAGCTCGACTGCGGTCTTCAAGTCCTCTGGCGCACCTTCTGGCACTTTGCCCGATAGGTCGATGAATCTCTCGTATGCCATCATACCTGTTGCCGTAAGTGCGAACCTACCGAGTTGTGGCAAGGTCGCAGTTGAGAGGTGACCAAGGATAAGCGGTGTGAGCATCTGACCGACCATGCGCTGAGAGTAACCGCGTTCAGTCATGTATGCATTCTCCTTCTCTTCCATCTTTCCTTTGAAGGTCTCCATCCATTCATCTCTGCGTTTCTTCTGCTCATCGGTCATCTTTGCACCTGCACGGAACTGACTGCGTTCTTCCTCAGTGAACATCTCACCCATGTCTCTTTGAATCTCCATCGCCCACGAACCGCGCTTCATGCTCTCGATATTGCCGTAGCTTATGCTCCGCACCATCCTCTGCAGGAATCCTGCTTCCTTCGGCTCTGGCTGATTCGGAAGGTTGTCCAAATCGACCTCACCGTAAAGTTTCGGTTCAAGGTCGACTCCTGCTGACTGTGCTTTCATAACCTCGTCATCCAAAACATAAGGAGCAAAGTTCTCCTGCTCTTTTGGTTTGTCTGGTAATGAAGTAAAGTCTGGTCTAAAATCTACTGTCATGCTATTCCTCCACAGGCATGTTCTCAAGAGCCTGCATCTGGTTTGCGATATAATCAATGTTTGCTTTCGTTACAGGCTTTCCGTTGTCTTGAAGGACACGCACTGCCTGTTTGTTGTAATAGTCCGTTACAGGGTCTTCTGATGTGTACAGAGTAGGGTCTACCTTAACGACTGTTGCCTTCTGTGTCTCCTTAAGAGCCTTCTGCTCATCCATGCCACCTGCCATCTGCTTAAAGAAGAACTTGTATGGGAATACCTTTGATAGCATAGAGAGACCCTTTAGATTCCTTTCAATGACCTTCATCTTCTCAGCCTTCTGGTTCAGCCTCTGTTCTGCTTGGTCTTTAAGCATCCCCTGTGCATCAGCGAGGAAGAAGGTGTATTCGTCTTGGTCAAGCACTCCTGCATTGTATGCGCGAGAAGCCATAAGGATTACACCCTTTGCTTTCCCTTTATCATCAGCGACCTTACTGAGAAGCTCAGTGTAATACATCTCCGTGTTGTCGGCATCTTCACTCGGAGTCTTCGTTGTGGTGAACGATGTCATAAACGGCTCTGCTTCTTTATCGGTGATGAGGTTCTTGTCCATCTTCTCCTGTATCATGTCCTGCGTGAGTGTACCGTTTGCCATGTGTTCAGCCAATCCACCGACTGTCTCTGTGCTGATTATCTCAGCCTGCCGTTTAATCTCCTCTTCACTCTTCTTCCGAATACCACGCGCATCTTTCTCAAAACGTGACCTGTCTTCTGGGTTCATATTGTACTCACCGCTACTTACGCGCTTCTCAACTTCTGCTCTGTATGCATCACGTTCAGCTTCTGTCTTAAGTTGCGATGGAACATTCTGCAGGTCATAGACTGCCTTTGCGTAATCCCACTTCGAGATGTTCGGTTGTTTCTGCTGATACATCTGCGGTGTTAAGTATCCTTTGCCACCGTTCCATGCAGTTGCGACTACATTCTTCTGTGTCGCGTATGCATTCGGGTCACCTTGGATGTGTTTGTTGATGTTGACCTGTCCTTGCGTGTCGATATTCGCAACCGTCCAATCCACGTTCTTTTTAAAGAATGCGTTATCGAGTATAATCTCTTCACGGTTTATCTGGCTCTGAAGGTATTGGTCGAACTCAAGGCGCGCAAGATTGTTCGAGAACTCACCGATAGACTCTTTGACATCCTGTATCTGCTTCTGATACATTTCCTTGTTCTTCGGGTCTCTGTCCATTGCATAGGCTTCTCGTATCTCACGAAACCTAATGTCTGCTCTGTTCTTGTTCTCAAGGGTATCACTGTAGTCCTGCGCCTTCTGGAAAGAGTCAGCAATCCCTTCGATTGCCGTACCCATACCTGCCGTTGCACGAGCAGATGCGGTCTCACTCTGAACAGAGCGCAATGCACCTGTCCTCTGCGTTGTCATCCTCATCTGTGAATTATGTCTTGGTAATTTTCCCATGTTATCTCACCTTTATCCTGTCTTTCCGAATCCACCGTATTGTTGATACCACTTGCTTCCACCTGTGAGAACCGTACTGAATGCACCGATTGTTCCTGCGCGTGATGCATTATCACCCATTCTCCGAGCTTCACTTGCGCGAGACTTGGCAAGCATCCTCTCAGCTTCAAGGTTGTAGAGTTCTTTTTCCTTATCGAGATGAGCCTGCGTGAGAGTATCCTTCATCACTTCAAGATACGAGCCACTCATGTCGTAGCCACTTCCTGCCACTGCGACAGTGGTCGCACCTTCAAGATGACGTATCGTGCGCTCATGCTCTTTTGCCGTAAGTGCCTTCTGCTCGGCAAGCATATTCTCTTGTGCGTTGAAAACATTCGCATTATATTCGTAGGCATCCTTGGCTTTCTGACCTGCTGAATACTGTCCGTAAGCCTGCATTCCCACACCCACTGCTAACATCGTTGAAGTAAATGCACCCATATCATCGTCCTTATCTATCGCTTGTTTTTAATAATGGCATTATGTCAAGGATGTGCATCGGAAGCGGATTATCCTGTACGATAACGACCTCTCCCTCATATACCCACCCACCTGTAAACAATATGTTCGGAATCGTATCGGTCACAAGTGCCTCTGGTGTTCCCATAAGTGTCTGCGGATTTCTCAGAGTCACATTGAAGACCTTATCTTCTGAGCCACCGATTTTGATTCCTAATGTCTTATAGACTTTTAACCCTAGTTGATACAATCGTTTCTTCTTACCCTGTGCCGTTCCCATCTCAGAGCCTGCCTCAATGCTTAAGGTCTGCATGATTGCACGGTACGGAAGACCGACTGAAATCTTAAAGGCATCGCGTTCCATCTCTATCTCGCCCGATGCCACTGTCTTCTCAGTCTGCACTGCACCGTCAGCTAGTATCGATACTGTCTTAGCCTCAAGGTGTTCAAGACCTCGTATGGTCGTTACACTCAATCCCCATTCGTTTCCACTGTAGGTGAGTGAATCAAAGTCATACGTCACATCCCCTGTCACAACCGTGTCAGATGTGTATCCTGTTATGCGAACCTCACCGACATAGTCACCGTCTGAGTTTATTGCGCGCACTCTCTGACCGATATCATCAAGTGCAAATATCGCACTGCCTGCGGTCACGGTGATGCCTGTGCCTGTCAGTGCTGAAAGAGTAAGCGAGTTCCCTGTCGTACCATCGAATGCATTGTACTTAAGACCACTGTCAACATAGAAGCAGTCATCTTGTCTCTCTGGCACTATAGGACTCTCGAATCTCTCTATATATCTTTTAGTATTTCCATTGATGGTGCGTTTCACAACCACCCAACATTCATCGTATTCGCCTCCGACATTCGGTATCACCGCCATAGACTCGAACTCACCATCAGTGACCTGCCGTGTCCATGCCTTGACCTCTTGGTCATCCTCTCGTACTAACGATGCAATCTGCCCATCATTTCTAATACAGTGGAGGGTCGTGTCGGGATTCTGTTGGTAGGCGATAGATTTGATGCCAGACTCCGTAATGTGTTCCGAGAGGATGGTCATGTCGACTGATTTGTATTGGTCTAAATCCCAATAGTAAAAGAGTTCTCGAATCTTCCTGCCACCACGTTGGACGTAATACACATATGATGCAATCTTCTGTGGCTGAATGTTAAGACTTCCCCAACCTGTCTGCCGTGTCGCATTCGCATTGTCTGGTGTCAGAGATGTCTGGTTCTGCCCTGCGGATGTCACGAACTCACCACCAAACGTACCTGTAGCGAGTGTAGTACCCGATGAGAGCCATTTAATATCGTTTGCCTTCTCTGTGTTAAGCCTCAGTGCTAAAGCATCGTCATCGGCATCTCCTGTTGCGTAATCGTCATATATGAACGGTTTCGATGCCCACTTGGTCTGTGGCTCTAGATTTGTTCGGGCATACCATCGCCTCCTCTCGTGGAAGGTAACAGTGGCAGGGTATCCTGCATCAACACTGAACGAACCGTATGCCCATTCATCTGTCGAGGCTGAACCAGATAATGTCTCCTTTACAGTCGCACTCACCGATGTTGATGAGGTGAAGCCTGTAATCTCGACATATCCTTGTACTGACGGTGTGCCTGTCGTACCGCCTATCTTAAACAATGACCCGACATGATTCGCATTCCATGTTGCCTGCGATGCCGTGATTGTGATGTTCCCTGTGGTTGCTGATGGGTTGACTGTCCACGCAAGGTCATCGTTCTCATCTTGGAAAGGACCACCCTTCAAGGTGACCTCACCATATGTCCAATCATTGGATGCCATGCGGATAAGTTCCGCAGGTGGATGACTGCCGTGTGTGAGGTTAAGCACATCGTTTACCTGTGCGTAATGCACATCGAACAATTGCGCTTCTGAATAAGGATGGACTACTTCATATATTTTACTCGACAAGCCACCGCTAACATACGCAGAGTACCCTGTTGAATCTATGGTATTGCCTTCAAGGTCTTTGAGCGAGATGTTGTTCGGGTCGACAACTGAATTGACGCGGAATCGCCTACCGTTTAGTTCAGTCATACCGACAACTCCTGTGACGATTATCTCATCATCGACAGAGTACCCATGCGATGTTATCGTTAGTTGACAAGGATTAGCTTGTGTACTTGCAGTTATTGTTAAAGATGATTCCGTTACTGCGCTTCCTAGTGTAAAGAAGCGGAAGTAATATTCGCCCATTTCTAGAGTGTAAGCATCGGATTGATTGAAGACGAAATCTATAATCCTAGTTTCTTTATCGGGGAACTTTACAGGTGCGATGTATTCAAGACCTGCTCTTGACATACAAAGACCATAAGGTCTTACAAGACAGTTCTCTGCCTTCGCAAGACCGTTGAAGTATTGTTGCATATCGACTCTACCATACATAAGAGGCGATACTTCCCCACTTGAAAAAGTTGGGTATATTGGAGATGCTTTAGGCATATCTCATCCTCTCTTATGTTGGTGCGCCAAATCGTTCTAGTGGTGAGTATGCCAGACGAGAGTCGACCCAGACACTATCGTAGATAGCCGTTGGTGTTCCCTCTTGAGCATTCTCTGCCGTTGCTTTAGGTAACGTCTGTCCTTCGTATTTCTCCAATAACCTCGATGCTTCTGTGTTCGAGTTAAGGATTGCATAACACATGTCACTCGCCAACTTATCAGCGAATGCATCAACGAATGATGATGAGAATGCGTTTGTGTCCTTAAGGTCATACACATACTTGATGCCAATCTGATTAGCATCGGTAATCAATTTATCTCCTTCAATCTTCCACTGTGCCGTTGGTGAGCTTGTCTCAAAGATACGGACGATGTCTGATGGTAGTTGATAGACATAATCCATTCCATTGGTTGTCCACGCAAGAGGCACGGTTGATTGATTGAGGTTCACTCGCTTGGTAGCAAAGTTCCACAGACACTCACTGAGAACACTTCTGCGTGACTCTTCGTAGTATCTGTTCGCTATCTTCGCCTGCGGAGTATTATCGGAAAGATTAACGATAGGCTCTGCGCCTAATGTCGATAAGGCTCTATTTATGATTGTAACTTGGTCTGCCATGATGATACCCTTCCGTGTGGAAAAAAGAGGGGAAAGGGATTACCAATCCCCTCTTGTGATTCCTGTACTGAATTAGTTAGTATAAAGAACTAACAGTTTGATTGTACCTGTTGATGCTCCAACACCTGTGGTGATAAGAATCTCATCATCACCATCATTTGTGCCGATAACATAACTGACACCATCAACCTTATCACCGAGTGCAGAACCTGCGTTGGTTGCAACTGTAGCTGAAAGATAGAGGTCTGATGTGTTTGCATCCCCAACTTCAACTGTTACACCTGCGCCAAGTGCATCAAATGAAACGACAACTGCTTGTACAACTGCACCTGCAGGCAAGTTAGCCATACCGATAGTAGAGCCGTCTGCCAATGCTGATGCTTCATACACATCGCTCATTACTTTGACACTTGATTTAATGAGACCTTGGTCTACCCAATTCCCATCCTTTGTTCCTGCATTCACCTTGGTCGTGTTTACACCGTATACATCTGCCATGATTGTTCTCCTTTTCCTAGATGTCACTAGGTCAAAAGGTTAATAAAGTTTGTCGAGGAAGTTGTTCATCATGTTATCCCCTCACTCACGGTCCTGCAACAAAACCACTTATGCGGTTTCGTCAATGTCCACGCGGATGACTTTCTCTTCCTCAAGACGAACTGCACCAATGTTCAGTTCATAGTACACCTGCCATGAGTAAGATTTGTCATTTCTTTCATCGGTACGGATGTAGAGCATTTCTGGCATACCACAAACGATACCTTGTTTCTGAAAGAATACACAAGAACGGATGTTACCTACGAGGTCAAGACGAGTTGACTTAACGATTTTGAAACCATAGAACGTGTCGATTGCGCCTTGAATCAAAGCCTTCACGTTCATGTAGTCTGCGCTCGTTGCATTCTCATCACCAAGCAATGCTTGGATACCTGCAGGTGAAACCCATGCATATCTATCCCATTCATCAACATCGTTGTCATCGAGGATTTTGCCTGCTTCACGGAACTTATCGATAGTCAAGTTCGTTCCACCGTTGACAATGATTTGACTTGCAGGAAGAGTGTTGTTCGTACCACCGTTCTCACCACTGCGAGCAGTGCCAAGAATCTGTGCGTTAAGAACATCATCCATCTGCCGACCTAATGCGCGAGATGCGTTGATGGTCATTTCACTTTTCGGGTCTGAGAGAATCTGAAGATTGACAGACCTGTCAAGTAAACGAGCATCGTGGAATGTTTCGATGTATGCCCACCTACGACCAAGATTCGGGTCGTTCTCTGGTGTATCAACATTTAGTCCACCCTTTGGTTGCATATCCCACTGACCGATTTGGTCTTGTGAAAAGCTCTTCGCATTCACATCGGTTTTCTGCATGACTGTTTGATAAAACTTACTGTACTGCTGTTGTGCTAGTGGCACAACATTGCGTGAAAATTGTTGCGCCCTAATATCTAATTCTGTTGCCATTTCGGTTCTCCTTGTTGTTGTTAAATTAAAACTATGTAAAAGGGCATGGGCATCACGAGGATGTTATCCACTAGCAATCATGGCTTCTCTCACTGTATAGGCTCTTAAAGAGTTGTCTATGCAGGTTGCGACATACGCAATAATGATTCTACATAACTGATGCGTTCTTTCCGTGCCGATTCCGAAACGACATTGTTATTCCGCACACCAGACCAATAGATATCATTAGGATTGTTCATAATTGCCTCGTATTCCTGTTTCGCTTCTGCAGGACTCTTGGTGAATCGTGAACCATGTTCACCGACATCACCGAGTGTTCCTTCTGCAAAGTTCTCACCGACCTTGGCGAGAAACTTAAGAGCCGTTGCATCTGTTCCTAGTTTCGCGTTCAGCGCATCGAACTCTTCTTTACTTTCTGTAAACTTGTTCATTACATCTTGAGCCATCTTCACCTTTGGCTCGTAGGTCAATCCCCACTCTTTCTTAAGACTGTTCTTTACTTCATCAAGATTCTTTGTGAAATCTTCTCGCGCCTTTGTCTGCACATTATTAAGCAGGTCAACGTAGTCATTCATAATTCCTTTTGCCTGCTCTGGTGTGAGCTTGTGTTTGTGCGACAATGCTTTGAAGTCATCCATTGCGAACATCACATCTTCCAAACCTTCTGGCACTTTCGGGTCATCAAGTTCATACCCACTTGCTTCCTGTGGAACACCGAGTGCTTTTTGAATCATCTCGATTGCAACCGTATCTTCTGCATCTTTCGGTACAGGAATCTTCTCATTGCCTAAGACACCCTGCAATTCAAGGTAGCTCTTCGCTAATGCATCCGCATCCTCGAACTCTTGAATCTTTGGGTGAGCCTTCAAGTCCTCAGTCTTAAGACCGTCATACCACTTCTCCTCTGGCTTCGGGTCTGGCTTTGGCTCTGGGTCTGGGTCTGGTTTCGGGTCTGGGTCGGGATTAGGATTTGGGTCTGGGTCACCGACTTCACCACGATTGTTGCTCAGTTTGTTCAGTAAGCTGATTGGGCGAAAGTTATCTCTCTCAAGGCTTCCGTTATCCATTGCGCTCATGTTTGACTCCTTCTGTAGATTTCTGTGATTTGCCGAGGACTCCAATCCTTCCGCATAATCGTTTTTAATGTGAGGATGACATCGCGCCTTCCTCGTTCATACTGCAATGCGTGAGCCTGTAGTTCGTCTGGAGTAGCAGGTCCACCCATCCAAAATCCGCAAAACTCCTCTAAGAACTCAAGGGTCTTACTGCCAAGCTCACCTTTAAATGAATATTCAAATGCTTTCTTAAGGTCACTTATGTCACCTTCATTCGTTAGGTCAATCATGTACACCGCCTCTTGTGTGTTTTGTAACAGTACTTAAAGGAGATATTCTTTCTCAATTTGATTAGCTTTCTATATCTCAACCATTCTATAAAAATGGGTATTATGTTTATCAAAGTAATGTTGGCATGATAGAACTTAGGCTTTCTGTATCTTTCATAAAAGCTCTTCGCTTGCCTCTTAAGCCTTTTTGCTTTCTTGCCATTCATTAGGCGGTTGCCTCTGCTATGTTCTTGTCTGCTTGGGTCGCATCCTTCCCTGCCTGTGCGACACCTTGCGCCATCTGAACCTGCTCCATTATCGCCATCTGCTTGGCTCGTGCCATGCGGATTTCAGCGACTTCGGTCTGGTCATATATCATATCTGCAGGTGCATTGGTGATTCCCCATAATTCATCGATTGTTGCATCTGCATTTATCTTATCAAGTGCCTCTGGTTTGAACTGTGCGATTTGTCCTGCAATCGTCATCGCGTTGGTCACGTTGTTAAGCTCTGATTGTTTCTGTGCCTGCGCGAGTCTACCGATAAACTTCACATCGTACTCTGGATTGATTTCCATAGCAGGTGGAATCTGGGGAAGTCTGCCGTTCTTATAGAGGATACCTATCGTCCTTTCAATAAGTGGCTGAAGCACATCAGACATGAACCGACCAACTGCAGGTCCTAACATCGTCATGGCTTCATTCGTTCTCTGCATAACCTCTGGCACGGTCATCTGTTTCGTGACATCTTGGAATGAGAGGAATGCATGTTTGAACATCATCTTCCCTGCTTGATTCGCATAATACTCAAGCTCTTCCCTGCCGATATTGATATCACCGTAGTTGCCAATCGGAACGATATCCTGCTTCGGGTCTAAGCGACCACGTTTATAGAAGTTCTGCGCTCTGGGATTAAAGTTAAGAGGAGCTAAGAACCCACTGTCTGGTAGTGCAAGCGGTGGGTCTGTTCTCTTCATGGATGCTCTCAGTATCGTATCAGCCATCGTGTTCAGCATCCGAACCCAAGGCAGTGCCTTCATCGCAGGTGAGAATCCATAGGCAATCTTCGGACGTTTATAGAACCTGTGCGCGACACATGGCATTGAGAGATATCCATCTTCCTTCATCTCCTTTTGGGATTTCTTCTCAATCCACACACCACGAATCGGCATGTTCATCTTGTCTTCTTTGTTTAACTCACGGATGACTCGTGGTCCTATGTAATAGATATACTCGAACTTCTTATCTGGATTCCTTCCTTTAGCGAGTGTCTCCTTGACCTTCTCATCGACCATATCCCCGAACTTACTGTATGCCTGCTCTGCGGTATACTCGAATGTCATGTAATACTCCATCGGTTTCTCTCGATAGTCCTCTGTGATGTGGACGTACTTCAGTGGCATCGAGTAGAACCGAACAATGTCATTCGGGTCATCCTCAATCATCAGAACGGATGTTCCGTATACTCCAGAAGATTTATAGAAGATAGGAATCTGGTTGTAGAAGTTGGACCGATTAAGAGTGTAGTTGACCTCATCTGCAACGTCCTGCATCCATCTCTTGACATCTTTGTTATCTCGCAGACTTCTATCTGGATGCTCAAGAGCCATCCATCTGCTATTGGATGGGGTGAGATAGTTTGCAATCCCACTTGCAAGTATATCTGGTAAATCCAGACTTGTTGCATCAAGCAGATACAGGTAATCAAGCTCTGTTCCTTGATAATATTCTTTATTGCTATCTGGTGCTTCGACATAAAAGTAATCGTGTAGTGTTTGATAATATGTATCGAAATTAGAACGGTTGCCCTTTAAAGCTCCTGCGTTCCTTACAATCTTCTCTGCGCTTAGTTCCTGTTGCATTATGTTAACTCCTTTATGTAGTGCGTTTCAAATGGACTGTATCCTTTGCGACCATATATCGCACCGAGTTGGTCACCCTTTGAATTGTGCATCAACACCATTATCACTGACGATGCGCCTGCAATCCGTCCTGCATCCTCAAAGTGCTTGAGCAATCTTAATCCGTATCTGCGATGCTCTGGATACACATACCACATAAGTTCCTGTAAGACCAGATTGTCATTGGTCACTGAGGTCGTTAAGTATCCGCTAATGAGACCGACCACTCGTCCGTTTGTGGTTAAGAAGAACGAATAGTCACGGCACTTGTCCGCGAGGTCTCGCCAGAGCTTAATGACATCTACACCCAATTTGTATTCATCAAGGCTTTCCCTGCTGAATGCATGACATAACATGTTGATGTCATCGTCATACCTGTGACTGTATCGAGTGATTTGGTACTCAGCCATTATTCTCCTAAGAGTTTCTTCTTAGTCACATCGCTCTTCTCTTCATCACTCAACCCTGTGGCTGATGTGAAGATTGTCTTGTTCCGAGCGATTGCCCTTCGTTTGTCATCGATTGCCTGCTTTGCACTTGCCTCTGCAGACGTAATTGATGGAGCTTCTGGTGTGCCGACTCCTCCTGCACCACCGCCACCCATCATATTATCCATAAGCATCTTGCCACCCATAGCCAGACCACCGACTGCAACTGCGCCTCCGACATATCCACCTATGGTCGCTCCTGCTACTGACGATACTCCACCGCCCATCATCGCACCGCCTATTGCGCCACCTGCGACTTTACCTGCGACTACTGCACCGCCTATGATTGCTGATGTTACTGCTCCCATATCTATCCTCTTTCCATTCTCTCGAAATGTCTTCTGTCAAATTGTCTCGGCTTACCATCTCTAAAGTACACGCATGTCTTCGCATGTGGTGCAATCTTTAGTATCTCCGAGTTGAATATCCTCATCACCGCTTTGCCATTCAATGAAGGATGTATAAATATCTCAAGGATGCCGAGTATCTCTCCACTCTCATCCATCACATAATCTTCTGTGAACAACTGCCATGAGAGGAATGCAAGCATCCTACCGTCTTCATCTTTAATGGTTTGAATCATTGTCCTGTCAATTGTTTAAGAGCAGTGTCGCTTTTCTGTGCATTAGTGAGACCGAGCTTACCTGTGTAATCAGTCTGAGTCTTCTTACCACGTTTCTTCTTATCTGCGATTCTGGTTTCCTCTGGGTCTGGCTTCGGCTCTGGTTTCGGTTTCGGTGGTGGACTCGGTGCTTTTGGTTTGCTGAACATTCCTCCCAT